ACCGAGCAGGAAGCCGCCGAAGATTGACAACTTGTCAGAGGGCATGGCGGCCCTCGACATGACGACAGGTTTTTCCACCGAAGAGGTGGTCGAGATCCTCGAAGAGAACAAAAAGACACTCAAGAAGCTCATGATCAGCTTCCAGGAGTCGGGATCGCAGATCACATACAAGCGCCTCGATGACACCAAAGAGATCATCGCGGCTTGCCAGCACGCTCTCCGCAAGCTCGACCCGATCACCTACGGCAAAACCCGTCGCACCTGTCAGTCAACTGCCGGTAATTTCTAACATGAACCTGCTGCAAAAAATCACCAAGTCCGCCGCTTCAGCCTTCGGATGGTCACCCTACGAGAGCGTAAACCCATCGCCGGTTCGCCAACGCCTGCCCGCCGCAGCTCCGCAAGACCACCGCAAGGAGGCGACGCCGCTGGTACGCAACGAACTCATCAAGGGCAGCCGGTATCTGATGAAAAACAGCGGGTTCGCCCGCGAAATGGTCTTCGATATGGCCGTCTATTCGGTCGGCGATGGTCTCAAGATTCAGCCAAAGACCGAAGACCGCGAGTGGATTGCCGGCGCGCTCGACTACTGGGAAGAATGGTCGAATCAGTGCGAGGTGACGGGACGATTCTCCCTTTCCGAGTGCGAAATGCTCATCTGCCGCGCGATCGACGAAGACGGTGATATTTTTGTCCATCTCACCCGCGTTGAAGGCCGCCCGGTGATCCAACTCATCGAAAGCCACCGCGTCAGCGGCGGGAACAACGACGGCACGGTCGATGGCATCCGTTTTGACGGCTATGGCCGCCCAGTTTCGTACAATGTGAAGCAGGATGATGGCACTTTCATCGAGCTTCCGGCCTACTCCGTGCTCCATATCTTTGACCCAGAGCGCGCATCATCGGCTCGCGGCGTGCCATCACTGGCGCATTCGATCAATCACATCCGCGATGAGATGGAATTGCTCGCGCTCGAAAAGCACGCGCTCAAGGACCACGCCGACAAATCGTTCGCGATCACCACGCAGAATGGCGAGATCGACAGCAATGATGGCTTTGGCGGACTCGACATCGACTCTGGCAAGGCCGAAGACAATCCACACAGCGACCCGACTGCACTACAGAGAATCGTCGGCGGCAAGTGGGTCGCGCTCAAGCCGGGAGAGGAACTCAAACCCTTCGAGTCCAACCGCCCATCGCCCACCTTCACTGGATTTCTCGATCACCTCCGCCGCGATTCGGCGCTGGGTGTGGTGCCGTACGAGTTCACCGCAGATTCAAGCAAGATCGGTGGCGCCGGAGTCCGTATGGTGGTTGCCAAGGCCGATCGCCGATTCTCCCACAGGCAAAACATCCTCATCCGCCGCTTTCTCACGCCCGTCTGGAAGTTCGTCATCGGCGACGCCATCACTCGTGGCGAGATCCCGCTGATTGCAGGATGGTGGAAGATTTCCGTCGTCACCCCGCGCCGTGTCACCGTCGATGCCGGTCGGGAGTCGCTGCAAAACCGCGAGGATGTGAAGGCCGGTCTCAAGACCTTGTCCGATCACTTCGCCGAGCTGGGCATGGACTTCGAGGAGGAAGCCGAACGCCGCGCTCGCGACATCGCGCACCTTCAAGAACTCGCCAAGAAATACGACATCCCACTTCAGATGCTGTTCGCATCGGGAGTTGCCACCCCGCCGGTCGAAGCGCCGACTGGGCCTGCGAAGTGATGGGGAATTGACACCCCACGCATCGCGTGAACGCACGCGATCTCATTTTGACACAGGAGCCGTGGGCCATCGCCCCGGAGGCAATGGACGGCATCATCGGTTTGGCCATGGACATGGCCGCCGGCAAACTATTCACCCTGCCGCAGAGCGAGGCACCGCAGTCGATCATGAGCGTCGCCGATGGCGTCGCCACAATCTCGATCACCGGACCACTTCTTCCGACCACCGACGAGTTCGATCGCGTGATGCTCGGGGCGACGAGTCTCGATGAAGTCCGCTCCACCGTTGAAAGCGCCGCCGCTGATCCAGCGGTCACATCGATCGTCCTCAACATCGACTCTCCTGGCGGAACCGTTCGCGGTACCCCCGAGGCCGCCGATGCAATCTACGAAGCCAGCAAGGTCAAGCCGGTGCGTGCGCACACCTCCGGAACGATGGCATCCGCCGCCTACTGGCTCGGATCGCAAGCGACCAGCATCTCGATGACACGCTCGGCATCGGTCGGATCCATCGGCGTGATGGTCCCGCACATCGATCAGAGCAAACGCGCGGAGATGCTCGGCGTGAAGGTCGAACTTTTCACCACCGGCAAGTTCAAGGCCGCTGGTTTCCCTGGCACCTCGCTCACCGAGTCGCAACGCGAGTTGATCCAAGAGCGCATCGATCAAGTCTTCGGCGAGTTCAAATCCGCCGTCACGCGCCAAGGTCGGAAGATCCCCGCCGAGGCGATGCAAGGGCAGACATTCTACGGCCCGCAAGCCGAGTCGCTGGGCCTCGCCACCGTGGTGCGCAGTGCTTCGCAAGCAGGCAAAGCCGGATCCTCTCCGCTTCGCGCAGTTGACACTGCGGAAGATGGCATGAGCGAACAAGTCGCCAGCACCCCATCCGAAGAAGTCGTCGCATCGGTCGAGCCCGTTGTTGCGGAAATCGCAAACGAAGCCGCCCCATCCGCACCGGAAGGTGAGCAAGAGGCAGCTCCTGAATCCGCACCAGAAGGCGAAACCGAAAGCGCGCCTGCTGAGGAGCCCAAGGAAGAGTCCGCCACCGAGATCATCGGCGACCTCAAGGCAACTCTGGCATCGCTGCAAGGCGAGATCGCCGCACTGAAGGCCAACCAACTTTCCATCGATGAAGCAGTAGCCGCCAAGGCCGCCGCCATCGCCAGCCGCAGCTCCAGCGCACCCGTGAATGTCTCACCGGACGCACAGAGCAGCGAGAGCATCTACGACCAGTGGAAGAACGCTTCTGGCGCAGAGAAAACCCGAATTTTCAGGGCTCACCGCAAGGAACTCGAAGCCCACGCGGCCAAACTTTGAAACCAAAAACCAACCCGAATTAACCACAACGAACTCATCCAATCATCATGGCAACCACCATCAGCAATGAACTCAAACTGAATGTCGTCCTCGACAGTGCGCTTGTTGCACTTCGCGAGGCGCTTCTTCCCATCAATGCCTTCAGCACCGTGTACAACTCGGTCCCGCTTCAAGGCACTGACAAAGTATCCGTGCCTTTCTTCCCATTGGCAACGGACGCCACAGTTGATTTCAACGGCACCTACGCATTCAGCGACACGAATGCGATCAACAGCCGCGAAATCACCGTCAACAAGCGCAAGTATCAAGCGCTTTCCTTCACCTCCAGCGAACTCGCTCGTCAACCCTACTTCAACCCCGAGCAACTCGGTTTCCTGAAGGGTCGCAAGCTCGCCGAAGACATCATCAAGGACATCCTCGGTGTTGTGACGACCGCCAACTACGGCGCACCTGTCCTTACCAGCACGGCCTCCGCGTTTGATTCGGATGATGTGATCACCATCAAGACCGCACTCGACCAAGCGAAGTGGGCAAAATCGAGCCGCACGATGATCCTCGACAACGCCTACGAAGGCGCGCTGCTCAAGGACGCCGGCATCAAGAACGCAGCCGCAGTTGGCACCGCCTCGGCGATCCAAAACGGCCTGCTTCCAAGCATCGCTGGCTTCAATGTCATCGGCACCAACCTCATCCCCGGCAACTCGCAGAACCTCGTCGGCATGGTGGCACTCCCAGAAGCGATCCTCGTGGCATTCTCGCCCGTGACTCCTTCCTCGGGTGTCCGCGCCAGCCTCACCAACTACGAGACCGTCACCGACCCAGAGACCGGCCTCACCATCGAGTACCGCTCATGGGGTGATCCTGACACCGACACCGAGAAATCGGTCATCGAGGTCAACTATGGTTTCGCCCTCGGCCACGCCGCAGCCCTCAAACGGATCGTCTCCGCCTAATCATGCGCCGCGCCATCACACTAACCCGCAATGGCGACACTTGGAAGGTCAAGCACCTTCCGAGTGTGACGCTGGCCGACCAGCTTGCCGATTTCAAGGCCGCGAAAGTGACCGGCGATTTCGGTGGTGCTGATGAGGTGCAAATCTGGTCGAATGGTGACACGCTCAAGCGGTATGCGAAAAAAGCAGCCGCCGCAGTGATCGAGCCGATCGAGCCGGAAGCCGCAGAGACCCCCGAGCCGAAGAAGGCCAAGAAGTAATTTGTTTCATTGGTAGCGTCTAAGGAGAAAGCCCCATCTGGAAATTTCCGGGTGGGGCTTTTTTGACGCCGCGCGTGAAGCGTGAACCTAATTCAAGAAGCCGCCGCCGAGGCATTCGCATCGATTCTCGAAGACATCGGCGTACCAATCACCATCAACGATGAGGAGTACCTCGCCGCGATCTCGATGGGCGGCGTTCAGATCGACCTCGAAGAAGGAGGTTTCTCCCAAGATGGCTCACTCACGGTCCGCATGCTGGTCGCCCACCTGCCAGATCCAGCACCGGCACAGAACAGCGCCATGAGCATCGGCGATCTGCGCTACAAGGTCGAAGAGATCATGCTCAAGCCCGGTGCTGGCGTCATCGAATACCGAGTTGCACGCCGCTAATTTTTCACCATGAACCAACACATCGAAGACTATCTCGCCGAGCTCGTCGGCAACCTCGGCCAAGATGTCGAGGTCTTCACCGGCACCAGCTCGGATGTCCGCACGCCAGAATCTCACGCCGTTCTGGTACTCGCTGACCAGGTGGAAGGCGTCGTCGGCAGCCTCTACAAAGCCACGGTCAAGGTCTCCATATCATCACCGGCAGATGCCAGCACCCGCAGCAGTCACATTGACCTTGTGGACGAGGTTCGCGAGGCATTCACCGAGCCGCTGCCTTCAGCTCAGAGCCTCGGTATCACCGCGATTGATGTGCGCGGATTCCACATCACCAATCACAACGCAGGTGTGTCAGACGATGGCCGCTGGGTCACCTCGATCGAGGCATTGATCGGCGTCACTCGCTTGTAAAGTTGACATCCTCGCAGGTGTATCATGCCAGCGACTTTTGGAGTCAATAACACCCACGGCCTCTCGCCGAATACCGGCCATGTGAGCGAGTCGAGCAAAGATTCCTCCGTCGAGGTCGCCACCATTCGCGACGAGCAAGGCGTCACTGTCTTTGCAGGCCCACGCAAACTCATCACGCGCAATGTCACCATCTCCGGCAAGGGTGATGCCGACATCGAAGCGGTCGTACCCGGCACCGTCGCCCTCGGCGTGGCGATGATCACTTCCGTCAAGCAGAGCGAAAGCAACGAGGATTTCCCCGAGTTCGAGATCCAAGCGACCATCTACGACGAGATCTAATTTTCCAAAGCCATGGCAATCACTTTCAACAAAATCGGAGTTCAGTCGGTCACCGCCGAACTGATCGAGAGCGTCGAGTCGACCAAGAACATGGAGTCGAAGATGATCATGTCCACCGAGGGTGGATTTGGCGCGGCCAAGACTTTCGATCCCACCTACGAGTTCACGGTCAAAGGCCGTGGCACGACCAGCGTCGACGCAGGTGATACCAGCGCAGCGGGCTTCATCCCCGACTACATCGAAGCGGGCGGTGTGACCGTCATCACCTCGGTGAAAGTCAGTGAGAAGAACGACGATTTCAACGAGTTCGAGATCAGCGGCACGGTTTATCCTGGCGCAGATCCGATCGTCCAATAACCGGCTCACAAGAGTCACCCAAAATCAACCATGAGACAAGGATCCACGGTCGCCATCGTGCGCGACCATGATACCCCGCCCGTCGAGAGCCGCAACACGCGGCTGATCGGCTCGGCCATCGCCTCTGGTTGTGAGTTCGGAACGGAAAAGGCATTCTCTGACACCATCGAAGATGTCGGCGGCAATCCCAAGCGCACCGTCACATGGATGATGGACGGCGGCAAAAAGATCAAATTCACGCCGATCGCGAAGGAGGAGGAAATCACCTTCGTCGAGTTCCAAAAGCGATTCAATTCGCAGGAATGGTGCGAGGAGAATCCTGATCACCCAATTTCCTACATGCGCGCCGCGTTTGATTCGCACCACGGCCTTGTCGACAAGATCAAGACCATGCGCCCGATGCTGCTCGTCCGCAAAGGTAAACGCCTCGCGATCATGCCCAGCGGTAATGACCCCGAAAGCAAGGCCCAGCGCGAAAAGATCCTTTCGATATTCTAAAATCATGAACGAAATCAAACGCCAAACCACTCTAGCTCACAGCATGCTTGAGCAAGAAACCAAAAAGATCGCCAAATACAATGTGAGGTCTTTTTCGTATGGATCATTGCAGTTGGCTTACTTGCTGAATCTCAGCCTTTTTACAGGCGCTACTCAGGCCGAAGTAACAGAGCGGGAGATTCAAAGGCAAATCTCTACATTTGTGTGGATGCAGTCCGCCCCGCAAGATGAGGTGATCAGTGCTGTCACCAATGGCACCGCAGAAACGGAAGTTTTGAAATTCTCCCTCAATGTTGACCTTGCTGACCTTCCCGATCTACTGGCCGAAGTGAATAAAATCGGCGATCAAATCTCAGCAAATGAGGTGCGCGTGGAATCCAAGTATAAGTCCACCGAAGAAGAGGTCCCGCCGGGAAAGTCTTAAATCCCGGATGGCTGGCGAGCGCGGTATTTGCCATTGCAAAGGAAACTGGCTGGACGGAAAGGCATATCCTTTGGGAGATCCCTTTGTCCCGAGCCATGCAGTATTACCATTGCACCTTGCAGGCAGCGAATCTCTGGACACTTGAGCCAATGACCTCCCAGAAGATTCAGGAAATGGTGCCTGATTCCCTTCTTAGTTACATCGACGGACTTGTTGACGAATCCTCATAAGGTATGGCTGGCAATTATTCATTCGATTTGAGGATTGCCGAGTTCCAGAAGGCGGCGGATCGGGCCTTTGCCTACTCGAAAAGAGAAGGTAAAGCGTACATGAGAGAACAGGTTAGAGGCGTTATTCGGTCTCTGCTTTACCTCACCCCGCCAAATCGCGGCCCAGTAAGGGGAACTAAAGCCAAACAAGCAGGAGAGGCTGCAATCGCGGTAGATATTCGATCGGTTTTTCGTGGAGAGAACATCAAAAAACCAGAGGTGACCTCATTCTCAGAAATGAGCAGGGTCATGAAAGAAAATCGCAGAGCCGGGAGCATCCGCGCAAAAAGCAGAAAGGTTCGGATTAAGGCCCCATCTCGCCTGATTGCTCAATACATCGTCAAAAAGAAAAAGCAGGTCGGCTACCTCGCTTCAGCTTGGGCTATGGCAGCCAATAAGGTTGGCGCGGTGCGGGTGCCTGGCTGGATCAAGAGGCATTCCGCTCCAGGGTCCAGTATCATCAAAGAGGTCCCTGCCGGCATTGAGGCTTCCATTACTAACGCGGTTGAATGGGCGGATTCGGTTTATGGATTAAGAGCAAGGATAAACTCTGCACTCCAAATTCAAACGCGAAAAATAAACAACAAGACCAACGACTATCTAAAAAAGATTGGAAAGAGTTTTTAATGCTCATTCTTGACACTAGGGGCTAGTAAACATGGCGACTCTCACGGCAAATTTGTTCCTTAACACCAGCGGGTTCACCTCTGGCATTGATAAAGCGCGCTCCGCTGCATCGAATTACCATCAAGAGATGAGCCGCGCTGCTAAGTCGATTAGCGGGCTTGAGGGTAACATTAGAGTGCTACAAATGCAGTCCGACGGGTATTCAGACCTCGCGGCATCATTAAAGCAGACATTGGCTGTTGAGGCGCAAGCAGACAAACTTGCTAAAAGCGGGCTTATTACCAAGGAGAAGGCTATTGCTCTATTAAATGAGCAAAGATTGCTAGAGACCAACATCGCCACGCAACAGAAGGCGAATGCCGCTGCTCAGGCCGCAGCAGCACAAAGAACAAGCGCGCTGACTGCAGAGGTTGAAAGGGCCCGCGCTGCCTCCGAGCAATACGAGAGGCAGATGAGAAAATCTGCCGAGGTAACTTCGCAGATCCAAGGCAACATTAGAATACTTGAGATGCAAGCGGCCGGTTATCATGACTTAGCTGCATCCATGAGGGCATCGATGAATATCGAGGCACAGGCCGAAAAGCTAGCTAAAGATGGTCTAATGACCAAAAAGCAAGCCATTGAACTTTTAACCAAGCAGCATCTTTTAGAAAAGAATGTAGCAACAGAAAAAGCTAGAGCGGCCGCCGCAGAACAAGCAGCGTCTCAAAGAGCAAAAGAACTTGCCGCTGATATTGAAAGGGCCCGTGTTGCAGCAGCCAACTATAACAGTGAAATGAGCCGTGCGACAATGGCTCTCAAAGGCGTTGAGCAGAACATCCGAATACTGAGGATGCAGGCAGCCGGCCACGACGAGCTTGCTTCATTCATGAGGGCCAATATCGAGCTGGAGGCCCGCGCAGAAAAGTTGGCTAAAGATGGTCTGATCACAAAGGAGAAAGCCATCGAACTCCTCCGTGAGCAGCAAACACTTGAGCGCAATATCGCTACGCAAAAAACGAACTCTGCTTCGGCACAAGCCGCCGCCGATAAAAAGTCAGCTTTATTATCCAATCCTAGAGCAGCAGGTCTGCCAGAAGCCCCTTTAACTGACGCTTACCTAAAGCAAACCGAGCGTGCGGCATTTGTCGCTCAGGACGCCAGGAATAAGTTCAATCGCCTCACTGGGGCGATGGGTAACTCCAGCATGGGTTTCTTGGCGTTCTCGCAAGCGGTCGAAGACGCCCAGTATGGCATCAAAGGTGTTCTCAACAACATCCCGCAGATGATCATGGGCTTCGGTGGTTCGATGGGCCTAGCCGGCGCTATCTCGCTGGCGGCGGTAGCTGCGGTCTCGCTGTACCCGGTCATCAAAAGGCTATATGCAGCAGTCGATAACGATATACTCAAAAAGGCAGCGGATGAGTGGGGTAAAGTTTTTGAAAAGGGAGTTAAGGCCGCTAACTCGGCCTTAAACTCTACCATTGCCGCTAAAAAGCTCAAAGAGCTTACAGATTTGACTCTGCAAAACTACCGTCAGATTTATTCTCTTGGGCAAGACTTTGCATCTATCCAACGCGTAAAGATTGATGGGCTTGAAAAAGAAAAAAGCATTCTTGATGAAATTTATGAGGTCAGATCTAAAATTGATTTATCGTTAGGCAAAAAAACCCAGCAACAAATCAACGACGAGGCCAATAAGAAAGAAATTGAAGATATTCAGAAAAGGGTAGATTTATTAAAAGTTGAACAGGATTACCTGAATGATAGAGGATCTAGGGCTTCAACCCGGCGTTCGATATTGATCAATGAGGATGACGAGGCCAGTAACATCGACGCAAAAAAACTTAGAGAGTTAAGAGTCAATCTCGCAGGCGCTAAAGCCAACTTAAAACAGGCAGAAGTTGAAATAGAGGAAAGAAACAAGGCTGGCTCAAAAGGAACCCTTTTAAGGAACGCAGAACGCAACGCGCGTATAGCACGCGAATCTATTGAGGCAATAAAAGAAGAGATTGAAATCCACAGCGAGCTTTCTAAATCGGCATCAACTGCACGCTCGGAAATTATCAAAGAGCGCGAAAACGAAATAAATTCTATTGATGAGCGAAATAACAAATCGTGGCAAGAAATGAAACAGCTTGAGTCTGAAATCAGGCTAAAAAAAGAACTGCACGAAGCAAATAAAAAAGCCAATAATATCGATCTTAAAAGCCAACAAGAAGCCTACCGCCTCGAAGCCGAGATGGTCCGCGCGCGGATCGCCGGTAATGAGAAAAAGATCGCCGATCTCGAACGCCAGAAAGCAATCCAAGAAGAGATCGTCGCGCTCAACAAGCTCGGCATGACCGGCGACAAAGCCAAGGACACCGCCGCCAAGATGGTCGATGCCCGTGCTGCCGCTGATGAGGCCGACAAGGCACGCGAGAAGAAACAACAAGGCGGCCCAAGCGCCGGTGTGAGCCAACTCGGCAGCGTCGCCAAAGCGACCAATGTCCTGATGGGTCGCGCGGCCAACGATGGCATCCTCGAAGAAAACCGCCGTCAGACATCCCTGCTACGGACGATTAAGGAGAATACCAAACCTAAGACGACCAACCCACCCGAAGTTCCCATCCCCGTTTTCGCATGAGCACCAGTAATTTCATCACCGTAGGAGCTACCGGCTCAAAGAGCAAAGAAGGCGTCATCCAGTGGGTGGTTCCTTACTATGTCCAGAGCATCGCTCAAGTACACACTGTCGGCAAAGAGGATTATGAAGAATGCCAAGAGGTTTCGCGCACATGGGCATGCAACAATGACGGCGCCGATCCTTCCTACATCGTGACCGTCACCTACGAGGGCGGCAGCGCCGAATCCAACAACGCCACCTACGGCGACGAAGAAAGCACCGTTTGGAGTCTTGATTTTGAGATGGCCGAGGAGCCGATTGAGGCCCATTGGAACTTTGAGGAAATCAAAAAAGTTTACGGCGGCAAATGGGCAGACGCAGAAAACGAGGAGGACTGGGTCTTCCTTAAAGAACTCCCAGCGGGCTCGAAAGCCTCATCCGGGCTTGGTGGAAAAAGCAAAGTCGGCAAAGGCAACAAAAACCCGATGAAGGGGGTCAAAACCTACATCGTGATGAACTGCATTGCCTCGGTGAGCTACACCAAGAAAACCTTACCCAAGACTGTAATCGACAACATCGGGAAACTGTATCGCTCAGTACCAGACGCCCCAGAGCAATTTAACAGCCTCGACAAAGGTAATCGAAACTGGATGAAGATGCCGCCGCAGATTTCCAAGCGTGGAAATGTCTGGCAGATTTCCGAATCCTGGAAGCTCTCCGAATACTATGAATGGCCGAAGGAGGTCTATCAAGACGGGAACGCTGGCAATTTAAGCTAAATGGATATCAAGGAAATCAAAGTCCAGAAGGGTGAAAGGATCCAAACCGCGTGGGAGCGATTGGTGCGATGGGTCGATACGCTCAAGGTGGTGCCAGGCGAAGGAGTGAAGGTTCGCGAGACGCCCAAAGGCACGATCGTCACCGTGCTGAAAAAGCGGCAAGCGTACAGTCACCCATTCAAGGTTGGGGCGAGTGAAGTAAGCGCATCGGTGCGGGCGGGAACGGTGAATGGTCAAACGCCGTACATCCTCGATGTCACGACCAAGAATTGGCGGCGCATCGACAACCGAGACGACGATGGCAACAAGTTCGACCCAGAGAAGCCAGCGCCGGCGATGAAGTTGGATTTGAAAAATCAAGAGGGCGGCAAGTTCTACATCTCGCTGCGCGTGAAGCCGAATGATGCTGGCACGATCAAAGATCCAAAGACCGACCTGCGAATCGTTCAAACACCGACAGCGGAGGGTCTCAAGGATGGCGCTGGCTACTACCCGCTGGCGCTTTGCTATCTCAATGCGTCCGCCACGGCCGTCGAGGAAACCTTCCAGATCGTCCACCACAACATGCGCTACCTGTACCAAGCGCGAAAATCGACTGAGGGCGAAACAACCGGCAACCGCCACCTCTTCTTTCCGGTGTGAAAAAAATTCCGGTCATTCGCGATGAAACATGGAACTCGATGGTGGATACCATCGGCCGGAGGTTGCCGATTCGTTTCGAGGCTGGGCCCAACCCCCGCAAGTGGTCACACCCGTGGAAAATCACCCCGTCATGGCAAGAGGGGGTGGCGGCCGAAAGCAAGGGTCAATGGCTTTTCAAGATCAAGCCGGGTTTCGTCAATGGCGTGGAGGTGACGATTCCCACCCGCGTGAAGAACGCGAGCGCGCGCACGATTGCCCGACTGACCGAGGCGAAAGAAGACATCAAAGACCCAGAGCGAATGATCGACGCTTTCCTAACGGAATGGCCGAGCGTGGAGATCGGCCCGACGCGCGTGATCGGGACTGGCGCGGATCCCAGTGGAATTGCTGGCAGCGCTCTATCTAATGCAGGGATAAAGTTTACTTACGAACCGGTCCCAAGGTTCTTTTTAAACCTCGGGGTTACTGAAGCCCACACCCAGATCACCGGGAATATCACCAGCGGCATCAGCTTTGTCGATGGGCAGGAAGACACCAAGGCGGCACGACGCCTGCGGGCCTGCGATGTCTCGCTATGGAAAGACCGGCCATCGGCCAAGTTTGAAGTCTACCCTGGGAGCTTGCTGGATGGGTCATTGGGATCGATTTACATCACCTACAACCATTCTGGCGGGATGAAGAAAAACCCGTACCTGCAGATCAGCTCGAAGTTTTCGCCGCCGCCGGAACCCGAGTCCGAGATGGCGCTCCTCGAAGGCATCACTGACCCCGAATATGACCTGACGAAACTGGCGACCATCTACTTCGTGAGTCCCGAGGGAGTTGAGCCAGCCGCCGAGCTGGATGCCACATGGACGCCTTATGTGGAATACAATCACTTTTGGAACCTCGCCCACTCGCCGCAGAGCATCCCCGACTCAGTGCCGATTGAGCCGATTCGACTCACTACCGCGCTTGCCGGTGGTTTGGCCGACATCCTTATTGCCACCATTCTGGCCCCACTCAACAACCAGTTGAACACAGCACTGCAAATTCTCAAAAGCCGCAACCTAGCAGGGAGGTTTTGGTCGCTATGAGTCTCGACAAACAAGCCAAACTCGCCAAGAAACGCAGCGACGAGGAGGAGGCCAAAAAGGTTGAGGCCGAGAAGATCAATCCGAGCTTTCCATACCGCATGGTGGTTTTTCCATACGACTTCTTTGGCATCGAGAACCTAACAACCGAGGAGGAGAAGCCAACAAGTTGACGCGAGGGCGAGTGAAAAGATGCAAGTTTTAGCATTCGTCGACCTCACCAACCGTAAACTCAACAGCACCCTTGGGGGAAGCACGCTGACCTTTCCGGAACTGGTGCAGGGAGACGAAATACGCATCGGCCTGCGCTTTTCGGAGCAGATCGAAGGCACGGCTACCGAGGTCCCCCGCACGCTAAATTCGCTGCGTGCCAGCATTGGCTTGGTGGATGCCAGGCCGACAGGCGGGACCTTCCAACTGCATGTGGATGGCGACCCGGTCGGCTCCCCGCTAGCTTTCAATGCGACCGCTACTCAAGTCCAAGCAGCTCTCAATGCCGCTTACACTTCGAGCGTCACCGTGACTTCCAAAGATGGCTCATGGCTGGTCGATGTGGCCAATGCGACCGAGGCAAACCTACCCATCACCGGCACCTCAGTGAACCTTGAGCCGAGTTGTCATGTGCGGGTGCGTTCTTACCTAGTAGGATCGAAGAAACGCCATGAGATCCGCCTGATTCGCTCCCCCTTCGCAGCGACCTCAATTTTCTCAAACATCCTGCCAGCCATGCCCGAGGTAATTCGGATTCAGGCGGGTGGCAACGACAACACGACCGAATGGGATGAGATTCAAGCCCTCAAGATCAGCCCGTTCTTTCGTGGGACCTACCAGCTCCGTCGTGGCTATAAGCGTTCGGGTGAGTTGTCGATAGAGGATGGCGCGGAGGAAATCCAAGATGCCATCGCCAAGCTCGCTGATGAGGATGGCAGGTTCACCGTAAGCAACCCCTCCAACAACACAGCCCACATCACATTTGGTGGTTCGATGGGCGGACTGGCGCAGGAGCTATTGGAGGTTGAGATCTTCTCAGCGCCGCCGGGCGATCCAACATTCGTCCTAAACCTCAATACCGCCGAACTAGCCGACGCGCTGCGTGCCGTCGATGCCATCACCACGGCGGTGCTGGAGGTTGAGATGACCGTCGAGGACGAGAACGATCCCGACACCCTCTACACCATCACGCCGATCCGCGTGCCAGTGCGGATCATCCGCGAGCTCAACTGGGAGGGTCTGGAAACCGCCGCCAATATCGACTGGCTGCGCCCGCCACATGGTCGCACCTACATCCCGTTCACCGAGGATCAGATCATCACCGGCAGCCAACACTATGTGGCCCCGATCGGCGATGGCACCAACACCGAGTACACGCTCACCCACAACCTCGGTACCCGCGACCTGCATGTCACCCTGAGAAAGAACGATGGCGAGTCCGCCATCGTCGATCGCCAGTTTTCCGTCGATGGCGAAGACCTCTATGTCTCCTACGCCGTGACCCTCGACAGCGAGGATGATCTCACCATCAAGTTCAAGACGCCGCCGACAGCTAACCAGTATGTGGCGACCATCACCACCGCCGGCCCGATCTCGGCCTTCCAAGCGCACAGCCACACCATCGAGCAGATCGAGGGGCTGCACCTGATTCTCGATGACCTCGGTAGCCGTGTGGAGACTTTGGAGACATTTGTCCCGACGACTGGTATTAACTCTGACAAGACCACAACTCAAACAACCGTGGCCTCATGGGAGCTGCCGAAAATCTTCGAGGTTTTCCCCACTCGCGCGACGGTGGATGCTGACGATGTGGTTTCGATCGATGTCGAAAAATTACCGCGAAACGGTGGACTACTTCCTGCGAAGCACCTCACCGGTTCGCTTACGGTGGCAAACACCATCCCGACAAGCCCGAGCCAAAGCGCCGTCTATCATTACACCGACACGACCAAAGAACTCGTTATCCCTGGCTATCTTGGACGAAAAGGAAAGAACATCTCCGCCCCGGCATTCTACGCATGGGATGGCCGAGGTTTTTACCAAGTGGAGAAGATCATCAGCTCGGAGGCGGTCTATTACCCGTCCGACTTCAGTCGCGAACTATTCCGCATCCATGTGAACGAGAAGCAGCTCCGTGTCGGCAAAACCCTCTCACTGGACTTCTCATTCGTTTCTGCCGTCTTCAACTCTAATACCTCGGTTCATTGGGGTGTGGTGATTGATATTGGGATTCCACAGGGCACCCCGACGACGCCAAGTAACATCGCCCAGGTCAATTTCCTGCCACCGTCGCTCGACCACTCATTCATGCTCACCAGCGTACCGTCGGCTCACTCCTTTGGGCTGCGCGTGACGAGGAAGCTCGAAAACCTGCTTCCGGTCTACAAGGTCGATCGCGTGCTGTATGGAGCGACTGAGGCCAGCGACACCGAACTTACGACGGCCAACTTCATCGTGCGCGGCCGCTTGGCGAGGTTCGACACCGATAACAACTCACCCGATCCAAGGGGGCTTGTCGCGTTCAACGGAATGGACGCGGTACTCGGCGAGGACGGCGGAAGCACATCTGACATCAAATACGGAACTGCGAAAATCTAAATACCATGCCAGCACCAGTAATATCCAGCACCACATCCGTCCTCGGCTACCGCAAGGGTCAATACTTTGAGTACCAGATGGCGGCCACCAATACGCCGACATCTTGGGCGGCTACCGGCCTGCCGAGCGGAATGGAAATTGGTTCCACCGGACTCATCAGCGGCACAGCGACATCGGCCGGGGTTTACCTGATCAAAGTCACAGCCACTAATGGTGACGGCTCATCCACCCCATTGGATATTGCGATGGGCATCGAGGATTCCAACTACAATGACGGCCTCGGCATCGAGGTGAACATCGACCTGCTCTCTGGTTCGGCATCAGTGCCAGGCATTACACCGTCGTCCGGGCAAGGCGGAAGCCAAGCGGTGATGTACCTAAAGCATGGCGATAAAGCGTTCTTGGACCTCGGTTTCTTCAAAGGCACCGAGCTTCAAAGCATGGCTGTTTCCTCGATTGTCATGAACATCCGTGAGTTCGATGGCGAGACGATCCTTGTGGAGTCGAATGGAGCCGTGCAGGCCATAGGCACCAGTGACAAGCAACGATACCGCATTCTGGTGGA